AGAATTATTAATAGATGTCTTAAAGCGATTGAATTAGGTAATAAAGGTGATGTATCAATCAGTTATGGGATTAAGATAAAGAATAAAGAGAAATTTCTACTGAATCCGGATATCCGAGATGGTGGATTACTTGAGAGACTATATCTTGATATAGTGATTAATCCAGCTGATATAGAACAATATAAAAACGAAGTGAATGAAAATCCAGACGAAGATATATTTGAATTTATGTATGAATTACGATTGTCTATTAATGGATTTGAAATTGCTGAATGTAATGATGATATTTTAGTAATAACTCCTAAGGATAATAGTATTGCAAGTTTGATTGAACTTAATGAATTTATGAAGTATTTGAAAATGAATAATCGTATTGAATCGAATGTAACTATTAAACCAGTGTGTTGGGAGCACTAATTAGAAAAAAATATTTTAGTGATATATTTTTTAATATACATTTCGACGTAATTTACCTAATATACATTCACTAATTTCTATAGAATATTTTGAACTCAAATATGATCTTACCGATTTTAGTGATAGAGATGCATATGATTGCAATGTATCTCGAATTATTGTCATTTCATCATCAGACCATTTACCTTTCCGTGTTTTCTTTTTTGTATCCGGAGATATAATCGGTGGTGATATATCGGTAATCTTATTTGATAGGTCCGCACACTGTGTCTCTACGGCACATGGGTTCATTTGTTCTGTTTTTTTTTCGAAAGAACAATATTCGCTACTGTTGAATGTTGCAGAATCGTATCCCGCATCAATTGCTGCGCCCATCTGACATAATGGTGTATATGTATTATGTATTTTATCAGATTCTTTGATTACGCGTTCAGGACCATCCGATGTTATTTGTAATGGTCCAATTTCTATTTTATTTGCATGTACTTTATCGTGACAACTTTGACAAATAACAATTAAATTACGTTTTTCATTCATATGTGATCCATCTTCTAATATATTATTAATGGCCATTGCACGTGGTACAATATGATGAACTTCTAATTCTGAACATATTTGTGTTTTACATATTTCGCATTCTTTGCGTATAATTTCACTATTCCAATAAGATTTAGATACATTTTCTTGACATTTAGATCCAATAATCCGATGTCTATTTTGTAATGCTTGTTCAATAAACTCAAATGGCAAATCCATTGCTTGTGCTACTTCCAATCCATATAATGTAGAACCACTTCCTGGTCGGAGAGCTCTGTCATAAATTAATTTCTTAGTAATTGGATCATATTCGACATGTAAATGCCATACTTGAACTTCACTACATTTTGGTTCATTCTGACATGATAACATATCCGCTAGACCATGTAAATGTGTTGCGAATATAAACTTTGCATTTCGTGTGGATAGCCATTGAATCCCACTTAATACAAGTGATTGTGCCGAAACAGATTCAGTACCAGCACATAACTCATCACCTAATACTAATGTATGTGAATTTGCATTTTTTAGAATATCCCGTAGCTCCGACATTTCAACCGCAAATGATGATAAACCCGCGAATAAGTTATCTTGATTTAGAATTCGGGTATAGATTGATTTAAATGGTTTTAGTGTCATCGATTTCGCGGGTACAAAACATCCGGATTGTGCTAATAATATACATAATCCAGTAGCTTTCATTAATGTCGATTTACCACTCGCATTCATCCCATATATTAACCAACCATTACTACTTTGTGTTGACTCATTAAATCCTAATCGAATATCATGTTTTACATATGATATTCGGGTTGCAGATGCTTCAACTAATGGATGACGTAATTGTTCTATTTCAAATGATGATCCATTTTCATCGGGTTTATATATTTTAGGACAAACAAATCCTCTTTCTTTCGAAATATGTCCGATACATTGAGTACAATCGATATGTGAAATCCAAGTTTCGATACTAGTCCAGATTAATTGTCCAGCTTCGGATATTGCGTTACAAGCATCAAGAATATGTATTTTTACTAAGTTGTGTAACTGTTCTCTTAATTTTTGTATTGTTGTATTTAACTGTTGTAATTTAGTGCAATCAATCCATCCTACGGTTTTTAGTTCCGATAATTTTGTACCTGGTGGTAAATTTGATAAATTCTTTTTGAGTTGTCGAATTATATTTGCTGTACATTTAAATCCATATGGTTCTTTAGTCCGAGATTCGATACTGATTGAATCTTCTTGAATACCACCTTTATCGGTTATGGTATGTTTCAGAATTGTAAATTCGGCATGGGTATCTTCGATTTCTTTTTCTTTTTTACTGATATTTGTATATGTGTCAGAATTAAATGATGTTATATCTTCCGATGTATGTTGAGATTTCTCGAATGAAAAGTGTGTTTGATATACTCGATTATATACATCCCATTCTTCTTTTTTAAATGGTTCCTTAAGTAATGAATCTGATTTGGCAATCTCAGTCATAACAGCATTAATGGCAGTATATGTTTGAAATAATCCCGATATTTCTTGAGATGTAACTAATCCACATAATAATTTGCGATGTAATCTGGGTAGATCAAACATAAAACGTAACTGTTTTTCGAGTTGTTTTGTTTTTAAAACATCCCAAAGAGAATATTCTTGGACTTCATTCAGATATTGGGATATTTTATTATGATCGGAATATGGTGTTAATAGTCGATCCCGGATTGCTCGTTTTCCCATAGGTGTAATACATTTATTAAATAAATTCACAACTGTTTCACTTATATTTGATCCCGTCATTTGTAGTTGTGTTAATGCATGATTCCCACAAATAAGACGAGATTGCGGGGTCCATGGTTCATTACGGTGAAATGATTTTAAGATACTGGGGTAATGTTCTTCGATAAATTGTAATAGATATAGTAATGCTAATTCTTCCTGATCAGATCGTAGTCCTAAATATGTTTTAGGTGGAAATAGTGACTTTATTGAGTATATTTTTTGTAAATATTCCGATCTTGCTAATTCAATCGCAAATGTTCCTAAAGTATCTAATTGATATATATGAATTGGTGTATTGGTTGGAATACCGAATGTATGGCAAATATATGATTTATCTGGAGCGGGTTGTTGTGATTTCCAGTAGATAATTAATTCCTTTGGTTGGAATACATTAATCATATGTATAAGATCATCCGCAGTCCAAATATCGGGTCTCCCATTTGTAATACCGGAATAAGTGATGGTTTTACCGGTTGTAAGATCTAGTATAGCGGATCCGAATATGGGTGTATTATTGGGAGATGATTGTTGAAAAAACAATGATAGAATATATGGGGTATCTAAAGATGACATATTTTCGATATGAGTACTTGGTGATAATATACGTGATACAACTCGACCATCGGTAGACTGATCGACAACAACAACAGTCCATCCTGTGGATGTTAATCGCCCAGCCCATTTATGAATGGAGTAATCTGGGAAACCGGCACATACAATTTGTTCATCCGAATTAAGTGATAGTTTTAGTTTTGCATATGTTTTAGTGGTTAATTGAAGTCCAAGGAAATTTGTGATTTCATTAATATTACATTTTGTGTCACCCGTTTCCGTATTTTGTATATCATATAACTCGTAAAACGATCCAACTGCCATAAATACAGTTGTTTTAGGCCCATATTTCATTGTATATTTATTATAAAATTTTATATATTCGCTGTACATAGGATCCTTTGCGGACATTCTATGTTTTTTTGGGTGTATATTTTGGTATATTGGGTTATATTGGGTTATATTGGGTTATATTTAAGTACTATTAATTTGTTTAATTTATAAAAAAAAAGATAGTATTGAAGCATCAGATTTTGTGAATTACTTGACATAGTCCGTGAACTTGCGTCCGTCGACTTCCAGATCAATAAGTAACACTCCACCTTGTACCATTTGCAGTGTTTCGATCATTACGTCGAGTTTCTGACCACATAATTCTTTAAACATACACCAAATTTTGCTACCAGTGATATTATGTTGTTCGAAGACTGTCCAATACTTGACTGGTACCTTCGACAGTACTTGGATCGCACCTGGTACACAACCAGATAGTTTGATTACTCGTCCCTCAACAGTTGTCATAGTAAGTGTTGATATTGTGGGCCTGGTTCTTAGATAATATGGCCAAATTAATAATTTATTAAGAATTATATATATAATTCAAATTTTAAAAAAATAATCTGATATACTGCGCAGAAATACTTACTGAGACAGCAACTTAAACATATTAGGACCAAGTACACGACTATCGTAGATTGTACTGATAGTATGATCGGGATTACGAATCTGAAGTCCGACAGTCATTTCGACCGTGATAGGATCAATCGGATAACGAGTACCCGATTTAGTATCGAGCATCTTGCTTGCGTTACCGTTATTACCTAGAGCAAGATCTACGGGCATAAAGGTGCGACCTGATACGAAATTTACAGTATCTTCGAGACGTGCCGTTAGACATCCCAGATTATCATCACATACATACGCATCAAATGTAACTGCGATCTTAGTACCTGGCATAGGCACATTCTTAAATGACTTAATAGTCAATTCCTTAGTAGTACGACGACATGAGATACCATTACAGTATTTAATCGGATGAATCAGAGTCTTCTTCTTATCCATAATTCCTTTCTTTTTTAGTTCATTAAGCATTGCCAGAATTCCTGTACGCTGCGTAACACTTAATCCCAGAACGAATCCCATCATTTTAATCTCTTCAGTATCCGGTGATTCCTCAGGAGCAGGATCGCTAGATTCGAATGGTGTATTATCTTCCTCTACAGTCTGAGTCGTCTGAGTCGTAGGAGTTGTTGGAGTTAGTGTTAGAGGCTTAGTAGACCATGCATTACCACCACCTGTACTCACATGTCGGTGTTGCTGCTGTTTAGGCTTATTGGGCTTAATAGTCTTAAGTTCCGTAGTATTGGGTGTAACTCCGTCAATATCAAATACATATGCATATCCTTGATCCGTAGACATTGGCTCATACTGCTCATATAGATCCGTAGTAAATTTAACACAATGATCATAACTACGATTCTTAGGAATGCGTGCAATGCATGTATCCAGACTAGTAATCATATTAATACCGATACATTTAGTTTCCGGATACTCCTTATTGAAAAGCTCAGAATAAATCTTAGTAATCGTATTACGATGCGATTTAGCAACTTGAGTACGATCGAGCAGAACTACATCATATACATAATCCGGTGTACCAGTACGATTTGATTTAAGTTCGGTTCGGATATTCTTAATAGCTACAAGCTTAGTATTAAGATCGATTTGAGTCTGTGATAGTTCCTCATATTGTTCAGTATCGGTATTATCGGTATTAAGTTTATTAGATAGCTTGCTAAGTTCAATACTGATCGCACTAATTTCATTATCTAGTTTAGTTTCCGCAGGATCTTTCTTAGAACGAAATGCTTGTTCCAGGCTCCGAGATAGATCAATATACGTCTTATTACAATTTGGATTCTGTTCAACAATTACAACACGTAGACCAGCTGCCGTACAGCCCGCCTTTAACGTATTAACGCAATATGTCTTACCACACTTAGGCGCACCCATCATATATACTGTAACAGGGGGTCCTTTAGATTCATTAACAGCGGCTTTAATAGCCTTAACTACATCAGCGATAGTTGCGGACATATTGATATTGATAGGTACAAGGCTTTAATGCACTGTACTTAGTTAGAATTATTGCGGGTTTCCTACAGATTCAACATTAATACTATATAATATATACCATTTCAATTTTTACAATTGATTTTTATAATAATATGGCTATCCTGCCGGATGGGCGCAGCAATCTATCCGCAATATTGCGGGATATTTTTCTGCAACAGAATGCAGTAATTGGTCCGCAAGTTGCGGATATTGATCTGCAACAGCACAATGGGTCCGCGCGCCGCGGAGAGGCTATCCTGCCGGATGGGCGCAGCAATCTATCCCGCAATATTGCGGGATATTTTTCTGCAACAGAATGCAGTAATTGGTCCTCAAGTTGCGGATATTGTTCTGCAACAGCACAATGGGTCCGCGCGCCGCGGAGAGGCTATCCTGCCGGATGGGCGCAGCAATCTATCCGCAATATTGCGGGATATTTTTCTGCAACAGAATGCAGTAATTGGTCCTCAAGTTGCGGATATTGTTCTGCCGGATGGGCGCAGTAATGGGTCCGCGGCGCCGCGGAGTGGCTGTACCAATCCGACATGATAGTCTGAGTATGGGGTATGGGGTGGGGGGTGTATTATTGAAAATTGAATATTCGTAATATATTAATATATACTTATCATTTACATATCATTTACATATCTGAAAATGTCAACCGAATATACAATTGTTCCTACTATTAATCAAATAGATCCATCATTAAAACTTCATAAACGAGAATGTGGTAATTTATATGATTTCATATCGTATGCAGCGGGAATTGAACTTGTAAATCTTATCCAATCAATACAAGATTCGGATGTCCGTCAGGAAGCACGCGAACTTTTGAATGAAGAATGTGTTAATGAAACTGATTTACCATATTTAATTGAGATCCTAAATACGGTAGATGGTGGTAGTAAATGGTGTACAGCAAATATTAAAACGATAATTGATAATTCATTAAGTTTCAATATTCGATTAGATAATATTAGTATGAAATATATGGATTTTATTATAGATCTGACATCAAATCAAAGTGTGATGAAGCATATTCGAGGTGGTAAAACATGGACATATGAAAATGTAAATAAATTTATTGAATGGTGTGTTCTTGAAGTCGAACAAAATAAAAATATTAGGACTAATTACTATTATTTAATCCGAGAATATTATTGTGGTCAAATCAATCCAATCGGTATCGTAGGAATTCGACAAGTTAATAAACAAGATAACAAAAATAAAAATCCTAAATATAGACAAAAAACTCAAGAAACCGCATTAATAAACTATAATCTTGATATTTTCATTTCCCCGGAATATCAAGGCTATGGTTCTGGAGAATGTGCTATTCGGAAGTGTTTAGAAGAATATTGGATAATTTATCCGGATCGACAAATTACAATAAATATACCTATTGATCTTATGAATATGATTCATATTGCTACTAAACTAGGCGCGGTTATGGAAAAAACATTTACTACGGGTCGTGCAAAATTCTGTAAATATATTATTACATCAAAAACAATAATCTATCCAGATGATCATCTTTATTTACCACCTACTGAACGACGTGTAATTATATCTCGTCGTAATCGTAAAAAATAAACCTCACGCCCTTTACTCCCTACGCCCTTGACCCTCACGGGCTTGGCGCTTCGCGCCGCCCTGCGGCTCAACCCGTTTAGAATGGCGTGAGGTTTATTTACCACCTACTGAACGCCTGTAATTATATCTCGTCGTAATCGTAAAAAATAAATGAATCCGTGGTACGCTGGACCCTATTATTCATTATTATTCATTATTATTCATTATTATTCATTATTATTCATTATTATTCATTATTATTCATTATATACATTATTATTCATTAT